AAGGATAAATGGCCTAAGCAATTAGGACACTTACGCCCCTTATATCATTTCATTATTGATAATAATGATAATGAAGAAAGATTCGGACAGGTGGTGGAAACCCGCCGTCTTATGAATACTCTTTTCAAATTGAATAGAGTATGTTCAGCCAATCGAACTTTAACTTCACTTAAAGAATTGAAGTTAAAATTCAAATTACAACCAGAAATGGTAGGTCGGTTTGAGAAATTTGCCCAAACTCGCCTTGCCAACGTCCGAGAGAGTATAACTCTGACGGATATGTCCTTTGACTTATTCCTTGGTCCGAGTAATGGTCCCAATGGGGTACCGAAGCTTGAATCAGCTAGGGATGAGGCAGCATGTCTGGTAAGAAACGTAGAAATGTACGATGCCATTCAAACAATGTGTGTTATTACTAATAACAATGCATTCTTTGACTTCTTCAAACTTAGGTCTGAGGAAGGAAAGGGAAATCCGGATTCTATCCTATTAAGGAAATTAACCAGCATTCCCGATAAGGCAAATAAGAGCCGTATAATCGCAATATGCGATTTCTGGACTCAGTGCATTTTTAATTCCGTCGAAAAGGTTGTTGTTAAAGTAACAATGCAAATCTATAAAAAGAGATGCTGTTTCTTTTCACACAGCTCAGGATGGGATGATATACAATCTCAAACGAGGGAGGTAAAAGAACGATTAGTATCGTTAGACGCTACTAATTGGACTGATAACCTTCCTGCTTCCTTACAATTCATTGTAATGAAAGCTCTGTTTGGACAAACAATGGCCGGCGCCTGGAAGACGCTAGTCGTTGATTGCCCTTGGTTCGTACAGCCCAAGACACCTCCCATTTATTACGGGAAGGGCCAAGGTATGGGTACGAAAGCTAGTTTCGCGATTGCGCAACTAACTGACCTTATCTTTTTAGAGTTTTCTCTAAGTGAACTCTATCCAGATAATCATGATCCGTACTTTATGAAAGTCGGAGATGACCTAGTCAT